ATCAGCAGGCCACCAAGTGTAGAAAGTAGAGACAGCATCAGATCACCATCGCGTAAACCATGAGAGATGTTCCAAGTCCACCGACCAGAACACTCACCCACAGGAGTTGAACCATTACTGCAAGAATCGCAGCAGATGAGAGAACAATGGAGAGCTGGAGCGCCATACCCGCATACGAGAACCAGGGACTCCGTGTCTTGGCGAGGTCACGCGCAGCCTCAGCAGCCCGAGCCTTTTCAGATATTTCCTCCATGTCGGCTCGTTGCTTCGCTTCCTTCTCCGAGGCTCCAGAGGTCTCATAAATAGTCGCCCTGACATTCTTGGCTTGATACCACGCCCAATAGTTATTGGCTTGAATCGTGTTGTTCAGGACTTTGGAGGAGTTAGAGCCACCAAACATCCCATTGACGGCCAGGATCAGCGCAAAGATAGAGATCGTGATCGCAGCCCATTGTTTGACATACGCCTCTCTCTCAGAGCGAGACATCGTGTTCGGCAGGACTCTCAAAATCCACACTCCTTAGAAGACTTGCAATGGCCCCATCCTAGATAGGCCATGTATGCCATAGCACCAAGTGCTATAACGATGATCACAGCCCCAACAGTAGCCTCAATCATCTGAGTGATCTGTTTCTTTCGACGGGCTGCGGCTTCCTTCTCCCGCTTGGCCTCGAGCGCATCATCTCGGTTCATCTGAGCCACACGAATCTGGATGTTTTCCCAAACATCAGCATTTCCGGTGGTGAAGAACATCATCTTCAGTTCGTCTTCGAACTGCTTTTGCTGCATCAACTGGAGTTCGGCCTGGATCGCCATCCCCATGTTGGAGCCGCCCTTCTTCTTAGCCTGGGCTACAGCCTTCGTTGCCTCGTGTTTGGCATCGAAGTATTTACCCAAAAGAGGGCCAAGACTGCGAACATCGTCGACAGCCTTGGATGCCTTCTTGATTAGGTTAACCGCTGACGATACAGCAGCTATCGCGGTCAGCGGATCGACCATATTACAACTTGGTCACTAGACCAATCAGAAGAAGAATGATCGCCCCTGCGCTGGTAATCAGGATTTGCTCAAGTCTTTTGAGTCTGGCATTGATACCAGCGTATCGCTCGGCACAAACAGCCTCATGGGTCATGAGCTTTGACTCCACTTCTGTGACCATTTATCACGGCTCCTCGGGCCAGGTTACGTTCCAAGGGAAGCCCTGCTGAGTAGGCACATCACGCAAGGCTTGACGATAAACCTCCCAAGCGCCAGGAATGTTCTCATTGCGCTCGAGATGCTTAACCACCACCCAGTCGGTTTCCTTCAGCTTCTGGCTGCGCTGCTCACGCATAGCCTTAGACTGCTCGGCGTCCTTCTGGGCTTTGTAGGCGGCTTCCTGCTCGGCAGCGGTTTGGGCAGGCTCGGTTTCAGTCGCAGGACGGTCAGTAAAGATCGGCCCAAGAACGTGCTTGGTGAACCACTTACCGTCAATCTGCTCCACGCCTTGACGCATGGAGAACTGATAAACAGTACCTCCGGTGGCTTGTGGGCCTTCAAAGACCACATCAGCGCCAAGCGCCTCTAGCACCTCATCCGTGGTTTGACCCCATGACGGGCCACCGTTGTCTTTGGCCCAACGCCGGAGTTCATCCTCCAGCATCACTTGGCCCGTGGCCCTGATTCTGATTTCCATGATTGCTCCTTATGCGTACTTGTAGAACGTAACAGTTGTCGCGCCACAAGTCCTGATTGCGTGTTGCGCGGGGCATCCAGTTTCTTTGACCATCTGAATCGCTGTCAATGCTCTCTGTCTTGCTTCTTGCTTCCATGCGTCAAGTCGCAAATCACTCATTGACAACCCAAACTCAGGCAGATACTTCTCAAGACTCCTGCGAGAGATTTTGAAAGTCTTTAGTTCTCTGACAACATCCTCACCCGCTATCTTGAACATTCTTGCAAACTCAGCCACTCGTTGTCGAGCAGATTCCTGCTGAACACTCTTTGGCATCTTTAAGCCTCGAAGACTCTCCCACTCAGGCGTGTAGTCAATCAAGGTGTTTGACCCAACGCCGTACTTTTTGGCAAGACTTCTCAAAGACGCGCCTTCAAATCGCTCGTCCAAGATGGCGAAGATGTATTTTCTTGTGCCATTTTTGATAGCCTCTGAAATCTTTGCCGCACTCTCTGGTGTATGAGGCTTAAAAATCTTTGGGCCACCAAATGTTTCAAAGTGGCAGTTGTATAGATGAGCCTTGTCCTCATCAAAAGCAGCAAACCACTCAGACTCTTTTGCTTCGATCTCATCGGAAGGCGCAGAGTCAACAACCCGAAACTCAAATGCACTCTCGCCGTGCTTCTTAAACGATGCTTGCAGGCGCGGATTGCCGTGAATGCCTCTACGCAACTCGGAGAAGTGACAACGCTTACGCGCAGCAGGGTTGTTAGTCCTGCCGATGTAGAACTTCCCCGAGTTCTTGTTCTCAATGACGTAGATGTATTCCATCAGGAAATCGCAAGCCCGATATATGTGGCATTGTTGACGTTTAGATTAAACGTGGTTTCCTGATTAACGATGAAACCAGTCGAGTCCGTGTCAATAGCATCCACACCAGTTACTTCTGCCGCTGTTGAGTTGAGATAAAGCGCAGGATCATTACCAGAAACTATCCCCCGTGCGCTATCGAAAATTACCCAATTCCCGGTAGAGTCGGTGCGCTTAATCAAAACTAGCCGACTTCCACCAGTAAACCCGCAGTTTATTGTCTGAGAGGAGCCGTTGCCAGTAAACGAAAACACCTTGCTTACGCCGGGGCAGGAGGCGAAAAGGTAGGCGACGTAAGTCGAGGCGTTCGCGTTTACGTTGGTATTTGGGCCAACCGAAAATGTTGTCGCCGTTGGTCGCGCAGACATGGGATTGCCATAACTTGAAGGACTCACACTATCAGTAAGATTCAGCCAACCAAGCCCATAAGTCGAGGCTGTAAACGAACACCCGGCGAACCAACCGACAGAACTTGACGTGTCTCTTCGTTTAATGAATATCAATTCCGGAGCGACGCTAAGATTGTGAGTTACCGCTTGCGTCTCTGTTGTAACCGAATTGCCCGTATAGCAAACCTCATCAAAGAAGCCGGGGGCGCGGCGCATAAACCAGTTTATGTATGTGGCCCCGCTGTCGTTCATATTCCCGGTGTTGTTGCCGAGACTTACACCGTTCTGGTCGAACGAATTTAATCCGCCCGACCCAGCAAACTCTCCGTCTGTGTTGTTGGAGTAAAGCTCTCTATTTGTCCCTCGCAACTTATCATTCCACACGGAAGCATTGCCGCTTGCGCCTCGCTGTTTTATCAATGCCAAGTCAGGCGGGAAGCCTGCTCCGGTAACAGAGGCATTTGCACCAGTGCCTGTTCTTGTAATGCCGTTGTACACACTCGTCCCCGTCGTCGGAGTTTTCATCGGGCCGCGACGGATGGCGATGTAGATGTAGTTCTTGGATGCAATGCCGACAGATGCTGTGAAGCCCGTGGCGTTGGGGTATGTGTTGTAACCCCCTGCCTGCTCAGCAGCCGAGAGGTTAGGCGAGAGGTTGGGCTGATTGCCAGAGACAGCCATGCCTCTCATGTTGTCGTTCAAGTACCAACTGTCCGCGCCATCGGTTTGCTTAATCAGAACCCATTGCGGTTCATACCCAAGGCTGACCGTAGCATTGCCGCTGCCGTCAGTCGTAAACGACCCACACGAAATCACATTGTCCGTACCCGTCAGGCCAAAGCCTCCTGCGTCGTGGGCGAAGAGGTAGGCGACGTAGCCATCCCCAGAGAAATTGACTAAGTTGTCAGCGGAAACAGTAAAGGTAGTGGACGTTGGGGTGGTGCTTGCCCACACGCCAGTTCCAGTAACTGCTGCGGCTGTTGTGTTCAATGCGATTCGCCCAGTATTACCAAGCGATCTGTGATAAACAGTCCAGTTTTCGGAGCGAGTTGTGCTCTTAACAATGATGCAACCGGGAACGCTTCCAAGGTTGTGTGATATTTGGCGAGGGTTTGTTCCGTCCCCAGTCCACGTCACCACATCAAAGAACTTCGGCTGCTTGCGGAATGTCCATGAGGCGAAAGTGACTGCGTTTGTGTTTATATCCGCATTTGCGTTTTGCCCAAGAGAAAATCCATCTGTGTTAAATGATGTCAAATCTCTGTTGGATGCGGACGGGCCTTGCTGTGCGCCGTTCCAATCTGAATATAAATAATACGCACGCCCCCGCGCCGTATCACACAAGAAGTTGCTTAATGCGCTACTTCTCGCTTTCATCCAAACCAGCCCGCCCTTCGTGGACAGATCAATCCCGTTGGTGATGGTCTGGGTAGAGCCGTTGCCGGTGTAGAGCCACGTCGAGAACACGTCCTCGATGTAGTTGGCC